CCAACATCCTCGTCATATCTCCAATATCTTTTCAAAAAAGAGGCTTCTTCGATATTGATATATGGTACACTCTCTGCTTCTTTATCAGCCATTGTATATGTTATACCCATTTTCTCAAATTCTTCTTGTATTGCGGTATGATTATACCAGGGGCATATTTTATTAACATTCAAAATGTTATCATCACCATATGTCATCAAAGCTACATTATCATCAAAAGAGATTTTTGTGTCATTCTGGATTTTATAAAAGACATATCTCATTCGTAAAACATTAACCAAACTGTTAATAATAACAGTTAAGGGATTTCCAGAAGGATTTGATCCATAAAATTGGACTAGATCTCCATTAAAATCAACTAAACTAAAAGCTGTGTCTTGTGCTATTCCATCTATGACCCTGAGTTCACTACTGGTGTAGTTGCCTGATCTTTCGCATAAATCTCTCATTATCTTGAAGGCTGCTTGGATTTCTAATGGACTCATTGTTTTATCAAAGGCTTTATAATCTCCAGCAACAACCCTATCCTTTCCAAATTGTGTAATGTATTGATATATTTCTTGCCATTCTGTTGATTGTGCTATAGTTCCAGGTGCTGATTGAAATAATATGCGATTAGATTGAAGAAGTTTTGTAAAAGTCAAAAGAAATTTCCTAACAACAAAACATGATTCTATGGAAGAACCAGTAAAGACTCTTGTTTTCTTCATTTTAATCTTTTTGAAAGAAACTGGTTCATCTTTCAAATGAGCACAGTAATTTGGATGATTCATTATTCCTTTTTTGTAATTCTTTATCATTAAATCTATCCTATCATGTATTTCTTCAGTGAAATCTACTGGGTTTGGAGCCGACTCCCTTGGTTCCAAATCAAACATGAAATATTTTTTGCTCTTTTTGTATGGATTTCCCGCACTAGTGGTTCTCTTCATTTTATCAATAAATCTAACATTGGCATGACCATTTATTGTTGAGAAATCATCCAATGGATGCAATATTGATAGATCTAATTTGCCATCCAAATGTTTCAAAAAATCATCAATACAATAATTGTATAGATTGTGATCTATATCTTGTATTGGTTTTATTAGATCGCTAAGAGCAATTCCATATGGTTCCCAGCCAGACATAATTGGGGCTCCATAATTGATTCCATATCCATGCTTTGCCAAACAATAAGCCATAGGAGTGATTTTAACATTTGATTTTGGTTTTGCTCTGAATCCCTGAAATGATCCTAACACTTTTGCTGTTCCTCCATTCTGATATCTAAAATTAGATTTTTTGTGTAAGTCTCCTAATGGTCTTTCATAACCATGAGCCTCAATAAATTCTAAAGAACCTTCTTGCACTGTGAATATGTTTTCCTTAATTGTTTCTACATCCTGAGATGTTACTCTAAGAGAATAAGAGTGACCTGGTGCATATCCAACATGAATTCCTAATATACAATAACCTAAGTTTGTTTTAGCTACTGTTAAGGCTCCACAATT